TTACACTTGCAGCCATTTTTTCACCTCCAAATTTAAGAGAGGGGTAAATCCCCTCTCTATTAACTGTGTTCTGTGATTCCGTAGAGTTCCACAACTCCCTTTGGCCGTCCGCAACCTAAGTCTGCGTATTTCTCTAAGGTAGCTTCATAGGCCGCTTTGCCGGATACACGGGAGAGCATTGCCCCGTCTTGATCCATCCACTCGTAGTCACTCATCTGGTACATCTTCCAATCAGACAGGTCTAAGCAGTACATTTTCTGAGGAGCTACATACTTATCTGCTACAAGAGGAATGCCATTATAAGAAATCGCACTCCAGCCACCTTTAAGATCCAAGGTATTAGCAAGGGTCTTGGTAGCAGTAAGTAAGTTCTGGTACGCCCTTCTCACACCGTAAGAGCAAAGCAGGAAGTTAGTCTGAGCACCGGCTTTTCTATCGGCATTGTCAATGGCGGTCTGAATCACTACATCGGCAATTTCACCGTTAACATTTATTCTTTGTGCTTTGAGCCACGGATAAGTATTAGCTCTGTCGAGCCCATATAAAGTGTCATTCTCAGCAATAGCTCTTAATCCGGTTAATTCAAGGCCAAGGTTCCCGGCAACAACCAGGTAGTCATTAGCCGCCTGAATATTAGCGGAAATATCAGTAGCACAAGTCAATTTTACCTGACTGTTCTCATCATCAACAAAGATAATTTCCAACCCTGCGCCGTTTGTTAACGGTGCATCAGGGGTAGCACTCTTGTCGATAATATCTACCAGCATACCTTCCGCCAGGTACATAGTAGTATCAACGGTCAGTGTTAATACTCCGTTCGCATGAGTTGCGGCAGAAATAACACATAAATCACCATTGCCGTTGCCCAATGCCTGACGGGAAAGATCTAATTTCGCGTCAGTTTCACAGTCCTTAATCTCGGTTTCCAACATAGAAGCAAAAGCCCCTACATTACTCCGGGAAGCCTTCATGGTCTTATCTGTGATTTGGAATCTGGCAAACAGGTTCTTGGTTTCCCATTTCGCCTGTTTGGTTTTCCGGGCATTCGGGGTAGGTAAATCACCATCATCGGCACGGTTCCCAATACCACCTACACGGCCATATCTAAGTGCCATTACAATTTCTTTACCTACTACAGATTGAGAGTCCCGCTCAATTTGAGCTAAAAAAGCACTGGCCTTATCATTTAATTGATACCGAAGACCAGGCAGATAAAACTCTTTTAATGCTTCTGCTACAGCAGAAAGAGCTAAAATATTATCAGCCATTTTTAATTACTCCTTTCTTTAGCCGCTTACATTCCACCTCCCAAGAGTCTTGTGAAGTAGGACGTTGCGGCTTTTGTCGCATCTCTCGTATTTTTTATTTCAGTTGTTGGTGCTGCTGGTGGTTGGCCTCCGGTATTAGTGATTACTACCGGTGGTTGTCCACTTTTTACAGCTTCTACATGACTTTTAAGGATCATGTTCTTAATCGTGTCATTCTGAGCTATCTTCTGAAGGAATTCCGGGTCATTCAATAGTTCATCCGGTGATTTCGGCTTATTCTGTGCTGCATCTATCGCTTTCGCCTGATTAAACACATACTGAGCTTTATTTACTGTATTAGGCAGGGCATTAATAATGTCTGCCTGGGTTTTTATTACCTCATTCATTGTGTCTTTCAAGCGAATAAACTCATCACCGTTAGCTTGAGCTACCTCCTGTACCTGGGAATTCCACATTTCTACTTGCTTTTGCTGTTCCCGTTCGGAGAGAATAGGTTCAAACTTTTGCAATACAGGATCAACTACACTTTTGGCCTGCTGCTGTGCCAGCACATTCACAAGTTTACCAAGCGATTGTAATGGATTATCGTAGAACTCCTGCAAGAACTGTTCGTTCATTTGCTGCACTTGTTCTGCGGTCCATTTCGGTGGTTCTTGTGCCGATTCTTTTGGCTTTTGTTGCATCATTGCGGTCAGTTGTTCAACCTTTTGCTGTAACGCTTGCATTTGGCCTAGTTGATTGCCCTGTTCGCCTAGTTTACCTTCCAAACTGGTATAACTTTTCAGCAAAGCATTAACATTTACCGTACCATCCGGGTTTTTGAACTTATCCGGGACAGGTATGTCCTGGGGTCCAGGTGCCGGTTCATTATTAACCGGCTGTGTTTCAGATGGTTTTGATTCATCGGCCCCGAGTAACTTCAGTAACGGATTTTCCAGTCCTTGAGTTGGATCGCCTGACGGGGTATTTTCCGGCCCGTCAGGGGTAGGGTCTGTACTTGACGTAATGTTTACATCAGGGTTATCGACAGTTTGAGTAGTTTCTAAGTCCATTGTTATCCTCCTTATTTATTTTGCCGGCCTTTACAGGTTATCGGCTTTATATAGCTTGCGGCACTATTGGTTGTCCTGCATTTTGCAGGGCCGTTTGTGCCATAATCTGCAAGTGTTGGTCTACATGTGCCTGATATAACTGATCTATCATCGGGTTTTGACGTACCATATCCTCATATTCCACCGTCAGACGGTACTGATTATGGTGTTTAATATGCAGGAAGTGGTGGTCATAATTTGCCGCTTTAGGCAGCATATTCTGCTTTAACATGCGATTCTCGCGCTCTGCCTTGGATATATGAGCCTCGTCAAAGTCATCTGCCGATTCCCAATTACCCAATTCAATCATTTCAAATATCTTGGAGCGCATGTCTCGGTCAATCTTACCGGTATCGGGGTCTAAGAATAACGGCGTTCCAAGTAAGTCGAAGATCATTTGCCGTCTTTGTGCCGGGCTTTCTGCCAGTGCCGAAGAAGTATCAAGTATCACATCATCACTTCTGATATCCGCACCCGTCCAGTCTAACAGTTCGACCACGTTATTCCTGTTGATTCTCCGAAGTGTTCTTTGTCCAGTGGCAAATCTCTTATAGAGCCTTAGCCACTGTTTTCCGTTTTGTATCATGGCAATATCGAAGTTCCCGGCCGTGGTAGACAGTCTGGTATCATCCTGCTCAGTAGCGATAGATAGAGCAATACCTGATTTTACTCCCGGTGGTGCCTGACTCATACGGGACATTTCAGATACACCGGATAGCATACTAAACATAGTCAGTAAACTCTGTTCTTCCGTATCAAATTGAGGGGGTAAAGGTGCATTTACCACAGGTTCAGGCTTAGCAAATCCCTTCTTATAGATATGTACTGCTCCTGGTGCTCCAGCATCTTCCTCAAACTGATCTTCATCGACTGCGCCTTCTTCAATATTCCATTGGCCAATGGCTACACGGTTAAGGTACTCTGTTTTTCTGTTTTTAAGGGCATTAAACCGCCTTTGTACCGGGATACATCTCTCTATGATGGTGCTGCCAAAGAAGCATCCAGGCTTAGTTAAACAGTCATATTTGACAAAAGGAAGTCCTAACTGCCCATCTTCCTCTACCGGCCAAGGGAGATCACCTTGATATAACAGCTTTTTGCCGGCTACAATAATTAAACGGCCTTTAGGATACCTCCGTGTTGGCCGTTCGTAATACTCTTTTACATAAGCATGGTCTTTTAATGTAGAAACATTATAGCCGAATCCACCCATGCCGTAGCCTAGTCCGCCTTGACCGATCATCACCTGCTGAAGCTGAAGGACATTTATACCACCCTCCGACGGTACTTCTACGCCCCACAGGTCGTATATTTCGTCAATTCTAAAGGCTTTGGCATGGATAATAGACTTACACTGTTGTACCGATTGGCGATAGATAGAATCAGGAAATATCTCCTGCGCCGGGCATAATATAACGTCTAAATCTCCCTCTTTTACTTCGGATTCATTGCCCATTTCGTCTATTTGTATTCCCACTGTCGGACCAAGGTTAGGGTTCCAGACGTTTTTGAAAAACACACTGCCGCATATCTCATTCCAAGCATTGGCCTCTACCTGTAGCCGCCGTAAATCTTTATCGTTAAAGGTATTTTTGAGTAATTGCGCCCCTACTTTGGCCGCGTGAATATCCTCCGTTTCGCCACTCCCTGGTTGTACCTTGAGAATCGGTCTGCTCCGGNATAGTTTAGCAATCCGTGTTTCCACAATAGGACCGATGTGGTTAAAAACCTCTCTCTCCTGCCAGTAATATAGCTTCGGTATCT